GTTATGGTTATGTATTTACCCTTGCCCCTGCAAGTCTGTTGACCAAACAAGCCTGTACCCTGTAGCGTGCCAGTTGCAAAGAAGTTCTTATTCTGCACCAGCCTTACCTTGCTACCTTTGACATCATCAGTGTCTGTGGAGTAGTAAGGGTAGTGGTGCTTGCTTATGCTACCGTCGCTAGCGTACTCAACCGTTACGTTAAACTTGCGGCAAGTCTTGGCTGATATTCGCCTGTCCGGTATGTCAGCGACTACCCCAGCAACCTCTAAGGGACGCTGTATAGTTACCGCTGGTTCTACTGCTTCCATAGCTTTACCTTTACTTGACTCACGGTAGCCACAACCCACCGCAAAGCAGTGGGCGTGACCGTCAGAGTACCTTGCCAAAGCATCAGAGGACTGACACTTCGGACAAGGCTCGTGCTTGACAAACTGTGATTGGCTATAGCTCGTCATCTATACCAGCATCGTCAGCAAGTTCTAAAACCCGTACAGCGTTCAGATAGGTTGGCGTCCCGTGTACTGGGTGCGCTGGGCCTGTCTTGTAGCTTAGACGTATTGTAGAACCTCTGGTTACTGGGCCAATGAAAGGGTTATCCTCTGCGTCAATTATCTTGACAGGGTATTTACTACTAAACTTACGTTGGGCTGTGCCTTCGTAGTCTCGTAGCTTGACGCCTTGGCTAGACAACATCTGTGCAGAGTCATCGTCTAGGGTTACAGTAAGCGTGTAGCGTCCTGTATCCTGTCCTTGGTACTGCTCAGTCTCAGTCAAGTTTACAAATGCAGCTTTGCCAGTTAATACTGCCATAAGTTCTCACTCCAAAGTTAATGAATAGTTTAGAAACATTCAGACAGTGCTTAAAGCATTGCCCAAAGTTCTGAGGGATACAGTAGCACATTTTCATTCAATTGTAAAGGAATCCGTTAGAACTAATTGGTCTAAGTCTGGTTCAATTATATAACTGCCTTCCTCATCATCAAGACCCAATAGGGCTAGGTTGGAGTCATATAAGCAGTCACTGCACAAGTCAACGTCTACCCCCGCAATCTTGTCTAACTTGGACAGTTCAAAATCCTCCATAATTTTGTTGCATGATTTACAGCGCATTAGTGTAACTCCCTGTGGAATAGGTTTTTATGTAGCTCATCAATCTGTTGGTCAGAGTGATTGGCTAAGGTCAACGCAAGCCAGCTTGTAGCTGCACTAGCTAACTCTGTTATGGTTGCGTTGTTAATTTGGTATTCAATTAATTCGTTCTCTTTCCTGTCGCGTTCGCTCACCTCCTGTGGCTCGTTATCGTCCGTTACGTCTAGGTTGTGGGATAGTTTGTCGCTCATTACTTCAACCCTCTAAATTTAAGCGTCTTTATAGCACACTTAACGCATACCAACTCACCGTCAATATAGGCCATGCTGTGGCGTGGTTTGCTTGTGGTGCCGCATTTGCTGCATTTGTTGTTAAGCATTGGACATAATCTCCGCTCTTGCGTTTGCTTCATCAACAAACTTACGCTTCTGGTATTCTACAGTATACGCAAAGTCTTCGCTAGCAAGCACTGCTTCGACTAAATGCTCCTCCAAGAGTAGCCTAACGGCATCCTCCGACAATTCAGAAACTAAGGAGTAGACACTCTCCGCCATTCTTTCATTCCGCTCGTCGTTGTAGTGGTTGCTCAATGCGTCATTCTCCTCCGGTTGATTCCAGGGGCACCTTGGGTTGCTTTCGTCGCTATCTGCGCGGTCAATCATGCCGCTAGGGTATAGGCTTGTGCCTAGTGTGTTGAATAAATCCATAATTAAAATCCCCAAATGGTTAATGAGTCAAAGTCCACAAGTAGCAGCAGGAACAACCCCGCCGCTAGTGCGTAATGATACCAATATATTTTCTCGTTGTCCATGTTATGCTGCCTCCATCTCATCGCGCACCAAGTCGCGCAGGTCGTCTATTAATTCCACGTTTAGAGCTTCTAGGTCATCTATTGACACCTCCCGCACTAGATGACGCTGCACAGTGCTGGGTGAGCAGTCTTCCTCATGCGCTACAAACGCACAGAAAGATGAGATTGCCAAGGCCCGCAGCGCCCTGTCGCTTTTGTAGTCCCTGCGTACTCTGGCGCAGTTGTCGTGGTAGTGGTCAGCGCCAAGGTATGACCCATCAATCCAGCACCTAAAAAACCGTCTATACCATGTATTGCAGTCTGTGATGGATTCTTTGATGTCGTTAGCTGTTGGTAAGTCTCTCATTGTCTTAGTTCCTTATTGGTTTTGGTAATGTTTCCACAGTTGCCCACTGGTGTCAATGGGCAACAATAGAACATTTAAGGTGTCTCAAAAGGCTTCAGTTCGCGGTACTCACCGCCGACAGGGTGGACGTAAAACACGGTTTTCCCGTCGCGGCATAGCATCCTTATGTGCAGGTTTTGTTTTAACCATATGCGGATAAACTCCCAGTTTAAGGTTTCGTTATTTGTCATACTATATGCTCCCTTCTTTGCTGAATGCATCCGAAACCTTTTTGCATTCAACTCTAACAAACGAATCGCGGACGATGTTGTAGGCTTGTGTCGCGTTGATAGCCAAGTGAGCTTTAAGAAACGCTACGGTTGCGCTTGTGTCGATAGCTTCAGGTTTAATGGTCGAGAACATTAGTTCTAGTGCTTCAATTGCTGCGGTATGTTGTTCGTTTGTCATTTGCTGCCCTGTGTTGTTGTCTTGATGGCTACCATTATATAGACACAAGCAAAGCTGTCTAGTATCAATGTGGTCTATAAACTCTGGTTGTTATGCTTTATTGGTGGTTGCAATGGGTTGTGGAGTGTGCTAGAGACTCCAAAGGGTACTATACTGACTCACACTCTTGCTCTTTTGTCAACTCTTGCATTCTCAGGTATTCTCAGGTAGTCTCAGGGAGCCACAAGATGCAAGAAGCGTGCCAAGTTTCCCTATGCAAGTCTCATGCCAACTATAGGCGGTGGGGTAAACTTGAGGGGCGGGGGAGGGCTGACGCTCTGTTGTATTATTATAGTACCCACTGACATACAAAATAGACCAAAATTAGGTCAAATTAACCAATAGTTAGTGTATACTAACCTCTTGTATCCAAAAGAAAACTGAAATTTACCAAAAAGACACTAAAAGGAGTGCTGTTATAACTAAATAATCTAAAATAATGCTTTACTTTTGTAAAAAAATATGTTATAATCAAAAAGTATTCTTAGGGACTAAGGAGCGCCAGCTTTGCTGGAGAGTAAATACTTTATGGAACAACCTAAACGTAAAAGAGGGAGACCAAAGAAGACTGATGTAGTCTCTAAAACCGCTGGAAACAGGGGTAAAGTAGGGCGGCCAAAGGGTGACGCTAGCATTATTAATGAATATAAGGCTAGAATGCTTGCTTCACCTAAATCTAACAAGGTTCTGGAAAGTATTTTTAATGCTGCTCTTAACGATGACCATAAAAATCAAGCAGCAGCATGGAAACTAGTTATGGACAGGATGCTGCCATTGAGTTATTTTGAAAAGGATTCAGCCAGTGGGAGACAGTCTGTGTCAATTACTATCTCAGGTGTTGGGCAAGTCGCCACAAGTGTCTCTGACCCAAGTAGCGCCAGCGAAGCTGGAGGTGAAGAAAAGACCATTGAAGGAGAGTACACGGAAAGTGATATATAAATACTTCAAGTTAGATGACTTTAAGTGTCAAGAAACGGGTGAGAATGAGATAGATGAAGACTTTGTTAGAAAACTAGATGAGCTAAGGGAAGCCTGTGGTTTTCCTTTTGTAATCACCAGTGGCTATAGGTCTCCTAAGCATTCCATAGAAGCTAAGAAGGCTAAGCCGGGAACTCATGCCCAAGGCATAGCTGCGGACATTAGAACCACTAGCGGTCAACAGCGTCATAAGATTATTAAGGCTGCTATGATTATGGGATTTAACGGGATAGGTGTCGCTAAGAGCTTTGTGCATGTGGACACTAGAGAGTCTAGTCCTGTTGTGTGGTCTTACTAGCTATATACCAGACAGTAAAATATGACTGACCTAAACATAGAGTTACTCCCTTGGCAGCAAGAAGTCTGGGGAGACACTACAAGGTTTAAGATTGTCGCCGCTGGTAGACGTACTGGCAAGTCCAGACTAGCGGCATGGTTGTTGATTGTCAATGCCTTGGAAGCAGGCAAAGGGCATGTATTCTACGTTGCACCTACACAGGGGCAGGCTAGAGACATCATGTGGCAGACACTGCTTGAACTGGGTAATCCAGTGATTGTGTCTAGTCACATTAACAATTTGCAGATTAAGCTAATCAACGGTGCAACCATATCGTTGAAAGGCGCGGACAGACCAGAGACTATGCGTGGTGTGTCCTTGAAGTTTCTGGTCATGGACGAATACGCAGACATGAAGCC